ACATCTCTAACACAAGTATCACCATAGAGGAATGAATAGATGACTGATGTAACAGGAACAGGAAGTGTAACTACAGCAGGTGGTTCTGGAGCTAACTATAACGATAACACCGAAGGTAAAACCACACCACGCCAGTTTAATGTGGATGAAGATGCTCGTGGTATGGAAGGCGGCGGCCAGTATCCAAACTATTGGTCACATAAGACCCGATCTGGCCATTGCTTTATTATGGATGACTCCAAAGGTAATGAATCGGTAACTATTCAGCATCGTTCTGGTACTGCTATACAAATGCGTCCAGATGGTGGTATGCTATTAACGACACACAATGGTAAATATGAGGTGGTACTTGGTGAAGAACGTGTAACAATCTCTGGTGCTTCCGACATTACCGTTAAAGGTGATACCTCTCTCCGTTGCTATGGTGATTATAACGTCACGGTTCATAAAGATTATAACCTTACTGTTTTAGGTAATATGAATATGACCTGTAAGAACCTAAACCGTCAGATACGCGGGACCATGGACACCGAGACTAAGACTGATAATAAAAGGGTTGAAGGTACTAAAACAACAAACGTTCTAGGTGCTTTAATTCAGACATCCACAGGTGATATGTCACTAGCCACAACTGAAGGTAAATTCCAGGCTGTGGCAGCCAAAGGTCATGCATCTTTACAGACTTTAGATTCCAGTAAAAACTTAGTTGTTTCTTCTGCCGGAAAAATGTACCATCATTCTGGTGATGAATTTCATGGAACATATGCTTCAGCATCCGTAGTTGGTGCCTCAAGATATGGTGCTATTAATCCTGCTTCAACTCAAATAATGCATAAAGTTAAAATTGATAGCACAGGTTATAGTGTTATAACCGATGGTCCGGTCATTAGACAAGTTAAACAAGGTGATTATACAAATACGGTTGACCAGGGAAATCACTCTACAAAAGTTATGGGTAATCATTCTGTTAAATCTACAACAGGAAACATTCAAGCACAAGCAACCGCAGGAAATATCGTTCATAAAGCGGTTGCAGGTAGTGTTGATATTAGAGCGCCAGCTGGTACAACAACTGTAGCTGGTGGAATGATGAATATAAATGCCCTAAGCGGTATGCTTGGTATTGCTGGTTCCGCTGGTATTAGTTTGGATTCATTAGGTTCACTTCTTAATCTTAATGGTGGAATTGCCGCTATTGCTTCGGCACTTGGTTTAGATTTTAATTTTGGTACAGCAAATGAGGCGGACACACCACCAACATTACAAGGCACACAGGCAAATCAACCAACACAAGAACCTGATGCCTCAAGTGAGATAGATAGTTGGCAGTAAGCTAAATAAGGAAACATTAAGGGACTCCAATGGCCACTAATCCATTCGTAAGTAGAAATCCAGATTATTCAGATTTGGACCTGGATTTCGTTATGAATCCATCCACTGGTGATGTTAATGTATTAAATGGTGTTCAGGATATCAAAAGGGCCGTCCGTAATCTTGTCCTAACTAACTTTTACGAAAGAAAATTTCAATCAAATATTGGTTCTGACGTTAATGCATTACTATTTGATTTAAATACTCCTATGACTGCTATTTGGATTAAAGATGCCGTTACAGGTGTGATAAATAACTTTGAACCTAGAGTTAAATTACAAGATGTTATTGTAAAAGATGATCCAGATAATAATGCATTTAATGTCACATTAAAATATACAATATTGAATAGAGATTTACCAGTTGTATCAACAATGTTCTTAGAGAGAATCCGATAAATGGCCGCCGCAAATACATCCCTTAGAGTAACAGAACTTGATTTTAATGGAATCAAGAATAACCTAATTACCTTCCTACAAAGTCAAGACACTTTTAGTGATTATAACTTTGCTGGTTCTGGTATGTCCGTTCTAATGGATCTATTGGCTTATAACACCTACTATAATGCTTACTATCTCAATATGGTTGCTAACGAAGCATTTCTTGATACTGCACAAGATCGTAAGAATATCCTTTCACATGCAAAGTTGATTAACTACGTTCCAGATTCCGCACAAGGTGCTAAATCTTTAATTAATATCAAGGTTACACCAAATCAAAACGAAAATCAAACTATCAATTATATTATTCTAAACCAATACACAAGATTGATTGGTTCGGACATTAATGGCATTAACTATCCATTTGCTACAGTTAATGCCAATACTTCCAATAAGGTCAACGGTTCATTCACATTTGCTAACGTAGTGATTAAGCAAGGTGAGGTAATAACCCATCAATATTCGGTTAATTCCAATAACACCACAGGTCGTTATCAGATTCCATCCGCCAATGTTGATACCTCTACATTGGTCGTTACAGTTCAGGAATCACCATCAAATACACATACTGTTCAGTATTTCCAGGCACAAGACCTTACAGAAATACAGGCTAACTCCACTGTTTACTTCTTAGAAGAAGATCAGAACCTAAACTATACAATTTACTTTGGTGATGGTGTTCTTGGACAACCACCTTCAAATGGTAACATCATACAGGTTACTTACCTCGATACAGTTGGTGCCATTGCCAATGGTATTCAGAAGTTTATTTTTACCGATGCTATCGCTGGACTATTTAAGAATAATGTTCAGATAACTACGGCCCTTGGTTCATATGGCGGTACTGATAAAGAAGACATTGAGGCCATCCGCTTCCGTGCACCTTATTATTACACCGCACAAAATCGTTGCGTCACAGTAAACGATTATGAATCCTTGGTTACTAAAGATTTTCCAGACATTCAGGCCGTTTCTGTTTGGGGCGGAGAAGAAAATATTCCTCCAGTATATGGTAAAGTTTATCTATCAGTTAAAACTAGAGGTTATTATACTCTTACACAATTAGAAAAGCAAAACATTAAAGATTATTTGACCACTAACAGAAGTATGTTGACGGTAGTTCCTGAAATTATTGATCCGGAATATATTTTTATTCTAGTTGGCGGCGATGTTTATTATAATCCTACATTAACAACACAAACCTCGGCGTATCTTGCAACTGAAGTATCAGATTCGATTTATAACTATGCACAACAATACTTGTATAACTTTTCTTCAACATTCGTTTTATCTAAATTACAGAATTATATTGAAAACGCGGATCCTGCAATTACGGCATCTGATGTAATAATCTATCTTCAAAATAGATTGGTATTATATCCAGGAACTACGCTTTCATACACCGTTAATTTTAATACACCTATTAGAAAAGGTGACCAGTATCAAAAACTTTATACTTATCCACAGGTTAAAGTTCCTGATGCTTCAGGTACTCCACAAGCAATTTATTTTGAAGAAGTTCCACAATCATATACCGGCATAGGTTCTGTAAGTATTGTCAATCCTGGTTATAATTACAGTGCTAGTCCAACAATTACCATCACCGGTGACGGTACAGGTGCTACAGCAACCGCATTGGTTGTTAATGGCAGAATAGCATCAGTAACACTAACAAATCCTGGTATTAATTATACAGTTGCACAAATTACTATTACCGATCTAACTGGTGTTGAAGCATCTCTCAAAGTAACTTTGGCATCTAATAGTGGTACTCTAAGATCATACTATTATTCAACAAATGGTCAAAAAGTTTTTGTTAATAATAATGCAGGAACTATCGATTATCTAAATGGCATTGTTACATTTACTGCTTTGGATGTATTGTCGGTTAATCTTAATCCATATTATGATGAAAATGTTTTAACAGTAAACGTGGTTCCAGAACTAACAGTTATACCACCATTAAGGAATAGATTGTTGGCTATCGATACTAACAATTCACAGACAGTCCAATTAAATATGGTACCACAAGTATAATGATTGACTCCTCAAATAATAAAACATCTTATCTAGTCAGTTCACAACTTCCTGAGTTCGTTAGAAGGGATCATCCTTTATTCGTTCAGTTTTTGGAAAGTTATTATAAGTTTCTAGAACAAGGTGATAATCTGATGTACCTCACCAAGAGGTTTCCAGATTTCTATGATATTGATACATTAAATCAAAGAATTGCTGATCTAACGATTCCTGTAACTACTGATATGGAGGTTATCTCTGTTGATAGTGAAGTTATAACAGTAGATCAGACATTAGAAAAAATACCACCATATTATGAACCTTTATACAATCAGTTTTTTACTAACTTCGCCAAGTTTATTCCATCTAACATGTTGGCAGATCCAGTAACGGTTCTTAAACATTCTAAGGACTTTTATCGTTCTAGAGGTTCTGAAAAATCTATTAGGTTCTTGGCCAGAGTTCTTTTTAATAAAGAAGCAACTGTTTATTATCCACAGACAAATATTCTAAAACCTTCTGATGGTAAATGGTTCGTTCAAAAATCTATTAACATTCAGAATGTTACTGTCGATAACGTTGCTAATAGTATAGCATTTTCTAGATTTGTTAATACATCAATTACTGGCGGAACATCAAACTCAACTTGTACCGTAGAAAGTGTTAATCCTTATTATCAAAGTGGTATTCTAGTAACTGAATTGATTGTATCTGATGTTGTTAAAGATTTTTATGATGGTGAAACCATTACAACCACTATTGAAGATCAGGGTGTTTATAAAACTCTTTCCGCAAGCATTTATTCTGGTATTATTACCAGCACAACTGTAACATCACCTGGTTCTGGATACGTTGAAGGTGCTTCAGTTACTATTAGATCAACCGATCAAAATGGATATGTTGTTTCCAATGGTAACATTCAGTTTGGATTCGGTGGTCAGGTTGTTATTAATAAAGTTACCAAAAGTCACCTTGAAGGAAAGATTAAACAGGTTAACGTTCTAGCACCTGGTGCTGGTTATATTGCAAACACTCCTTTGTTATTCACAGGTGGAGATGGTGCTAATGCTGCTGGTAATGTGTTTTCGGTACAGGATACTTATGTTTATCATCCAGC